AGCCAGCAACACCACCGGCCATCGTCGCTACCGCATCCCATACGTCTGGCGTGTGCCGGTCGCGGTGAAACCAATCGTGTATTTCTTTGCCTACCGCCAAAACTGCCACAACACCTAAACCGACCGCAACCCCAGCAAAGTGGAACGCCATATAAGCGATCAGCCCAATAATAAAATGCCCCTGCTTGTCCGCAGGCACATTGCGAAGCGGGTTGACCGCAAAGGCTAGGATGTCAGCCAGCTTCATTTATTGGCTCGGCGCGGCTAGCTTGATAAGCGGCGATGACTTCTGGCGTATGCACCGCAGCGCAGATTGCTTGCACTCGCGCATCTTCGCCGCTGTAATCATCACCCGGCGCTACAACATGGCGATGGAATGTACCGCTAATTTCTTGTCCATCTTCCATAATGGCGGTCTTAGTGCGTACTTGAACATTGCCGTTTTCAACAATTTCAATGTAATCAACTAAAATTTTTTTTGTTAAACTCATATTTTTTCCTTATGGAGTGTTGGTAAATGTCCATGTGCCGCTGCTGCCAATTGGCATCCAACTTCCCGGCGTAACGCATAACAATTCCATAAATACATATCCTTCAGGTGCCGCAGCTGTATTTTTCAAAAAAGTAAATCCACTTGACGATGTGTTATAAATTAAATCACCAGAAGAAGTTTTTACGCCCAAGCGAATATTTTGTTGAGCAATTTTTACAAACATGACGCGATTTCCCAAAGTCGCTTTTGGCAGTTCATAGTTAGCTGCGCCAGTATCGCCAGTATTGGTAAAAACAACATTACTAGGCATAATTTCCGCATCATCTACGGATTTCTGTAACGGCATAGCGCCGCCGCCCGGTTTGGGAATAACCACCATTGGGCCTGTACTAGACGTTTGCGTGGTTGTTCCTTGATTTGGCATTCCAATGTATGAATACTGCGTAATTGTGTTGCCAGAAATATCGGCTGGCGTTGCCGATGTAGCGCGAACAATGTTATTGCGAATGTCGGCGATGATTGTGTTATTCCAACATTTTTCAGTAACTTCTATTTCGCCTTCGGCAGTTCCAACAAAACTATCAATCAATCCAATATAAGTTTGATTATGTGCGCCAGCAGCGCCGCCAGTTCGATAATCTTCATATTTAAATTTATTAAGTGTAATTCCTGATCCGCTTTCAACCGATACTGATTTACGTCCCGCTGCAATTAAGTCAAAAGTTGTGTCAGAAAATTGAATGCGCGATATGGTTTTTGCTGTTGCGTTATTACTTTTAAACTGAACGCCGCCATAATTTATAGCAACGCCGTTAGGTTCGCCATTTGTGTTGGTAAACACCAATTGTGCATCGGCATCAGTATCAGCATTAAAAACTATGTAATAGTTGCCATTAAGTGTTAAATAACACGAATCAAAATTCCAGAGTTTTGTGTTACCTAAATCAATGTATAAAGGTGTTGCGCCACTCACAAAAGGCAACGAATCAAAATAAACCGTTAATCTTTCAACTTTGTTGACGGTGTTTGTTGATGCAGTCAAGCTATCTATGCTTAAAATGTCTGATGCGGCGGTATAAAAACCGTATTTACCGGCAAACATACGAACCCAAATATTGCTAAACAAATTTTCTTCTGACGCAATACTGTAAATTCCTGCTTCGCCAACATAAATTTCCATTGTTATGTTGGTAATTTCATGAAATCCAGCGCCATTTGCACTAGATCGGCCAAGCAAAATGCCAGTATCCGGATAAGTTGTGCTGTCTGAAGTCAATTGCAATCCGTTTAGGGTGCAATGAACGCCGCCCTTTAAGTTGATAATTGCTGGATCAGTATGCACGGCATGAATACGAGAACCATATCGCCCATCGCCATAAATTTGAACACCCTGATAAGGCACGGCTAGTTGTGATTCACAACGAAAATATCCTGTTGGAATGTAAACAGCGCCTCCAGTTGGGCTATTTGTTCCGGCAGCATCAATTGCAGCTTGAATTGCCGCTGCGCTGTCTGTGTTGCCAGTTGGATCGGCACCATAATCTAGGACATTTAAAACTGCCCCATTAATCATTGAATAAGTTACTTTGGTTAAAGACATAAAACGTCCTTTACAAATTAATTACAACTTACACAAAGTAAGTTATTGTGCCTAAAATTCTTTGAGATTCATTTACACATAATTGTTGCGTAAATGCTGCATCATCACTACTTCCATACAAATTTAAATAATCCGAACCGGCAGGTGCAAACAATGTAAGCATCGATCCACCAGACCAATTTAAATTATTAGTCATGCAACTACCAACCGATTGAGGATCGCCAGAGGCAATCGTAAATGGCAAACCACCTATTCGCATACTTCCTGTTGCGGTTACTGCGCTTGCTTCAACATCTACAATTACAGTTACTTGACGACCAATTTTTGTATAACGACCGACTTGTTTGACATAGGTGGCCCCTGAACTACTACTACCTGTAATTGTTGGAGTCCAATCACCTTCTTCATAGTCGGCCAACAATTCGCTAGTGCCAGTTCCAGCCGTAGCAGAAAAGTCGATGCCTTTGCCGGATGTGCCTATAACTAAGTTGCCGTTACTAACAGTTACGTTTTGTGCGCCATCAATTTTTACGGCTGTTTTTAACGCATAAGGTGAAGCCGACGTATCTTGCGTTTTGATATATACCGATGAGTAGCCCCCCGCACTCACATCCATAATTGTTTCGATGCTTGCTGCGAGTTTTGGGCCGCCAAGTGACGTATCACTATCGTAAAAAGTTAATCTTGCCCACGGTAAAGTGGTAGACCAACCTGTTCCATCATCTTTTGACGTTAATCGCAATTCAGCCGGAACTGGTGACGCTCTACCGACTAATTTGCTTATTTCAATTCCGTCAGCATTGATTGTGGTTGTTCCAATCCCCAAACGATTGTTAGTGTCATCCCAAAAAAAGTTGGCGTTATCTTGGCTGTAGACCCCCGATGCGCCAGCAAAAATTACCGATCCAGCGGTAAAAGCTGTAGCTGTACCCGTGCCACCGTTAGCAACTGGCAACGTTCCCGTCACGCCATTAGTTAAATCAACTTGCGCCCAAGCTGGATTGTTGCTGCTGCCGGTGTTGGACAGGTAACGAGTCGCCGATGTATTTTTGGGTAGCGCAGTTAAAGTCGTGCCGCTGTTGTAATACAGCAGATCGCCTTGCGCATACGATGTCAGGCCGGTGCCGCCAGCAGTTGTCGGAACAACTTTCCACCCGATGACCTGAATTGCGTTGGCGTTGTCTTTGTAAAACAACTTGCCATCGGTAATGTTGATAGCAAGCTCTGACCCCAACGTGCTATTAGTTAAACTTCCAGCCGCAGGCGCAGCCGCAGCGGTGCTGCTGCTGTAAATTAAAATTGGGGTGTAACCAGTTTGCGCCATAATTTTCCTTACACCGCAGTAATTGCCATAATGCGGCTATTTGAATCAGCAGCATTTGACACGTTTAATTTAAACGTCAAGTCATTTTCTGCCAATGTTCCTGATGCAATAGTCAATGAGCAAGCCAGCGTTGCTGATGTTGAACTTGTGGAACTTAATGACAACGCAATAGTGCAGTTAGTACCCGCAACAGCGGCAATGATAACTGGCGTTCCAGTTGCCAAAGCAATGTTACCGGCGGCTACCGATCCAAGATTTATAGGTATGCGTTCGGTTGCAACTCTTGCAGTTCCAGCGGCTGAGTTTCTTGCACAATAACTAATCTCTAACATACCGCCACAAGAAACATAATTGTCTGAAGATGCCCCGCCTGAACCAAATTTCGCAAATTGGAATATGTTAAACGCAACGCCATCCGTAACGTTTGTTTTGTAATTTACAATTTCTTGCGTGTCATAGGCATAAATAGAATTTGATTGTTTTAAATATTGTTGAGTAAATACTGCTGAATTTGGAACGGCTGTGCCAATCGGCACGTTTTCCATTGTTTCTTCATAGCGAGCTGCCGTTGACAAACTAGGTGGCAATGATGTTCCACCACTTGCAGCGGTATATGTAATTTTGTTTAAAAACACAACTGACATTGATGTAGCGCCAGTTTGTTTCAAAAACTCTGTAGCACTTCCCGTATTTTGACAGTTAATATTTGAAATTGTGATGCTTGCAGTTTGCGGATTTGGTGATGCGTTATTAGCGTAAACAATGGCATCGGCGCTGCTTGCACAACTTACAAAGTTACCTTCAAACACCAAGTTAAAAGTTTTGTCAGTCGGATCATTTTCTCTTATCCAATTTACTGCATAACCAGATCCAGCGTATTCAAAGTAGCAATCCCGAACAACAATTTTGCGTCCGGTGCTTGAAATTCTAATTTGATCTTGTGCTGCGGTTTCAAACCAACATTGCGAAATAAACAAACCTTCGCCAATAGCCGCTTGCAAATACATTGCATTTTGGTCAAACGTGCTAAACGAACAATTTGTGAACGCTGAACCGTTTGCCAATCCATTAACTGAATACACACCGTATTCGCAACGTATAAATCTGCAATAATTAAAATTAGAGTAATACCAAAAATCACTTAGCACTAGTCCGTATTTAAAACCATAAATCAATACGTTTTTCATTTGCAAACCTGTAGAACGATACAGGTTAATGCCGGTTGACGTATTGGTTGAACTTACGCCTGTTTGATATTGACCATAAAGTTGAATATCTCTGAAACCCATGATGCCGCGCCGAGTTCCAGTTCCGCTTGAATCTCGGCCTTGAAACAACGTTCCACTTGACGCGGTATAACTAATAATGCTTCCAATTGATTCGGGGGAGATGCTTGACGATTCGCCGCAAATGTAAATTGGTCGCAATCTATCAACGGATTTAGCTGGCAAAATTAACGACGCAGAAACAATGTATGTGCCAGTTGGGAAAAATAATTTGCCGCCTTCGTTAGGCATTGCATCCAATGCAGCCTGAATTGCAGCGGTGTCGTCTGTTACACCATCACCAGTAGCGCCAAAATCTTTTACGCTGATTGTCTGCGCTAATTTATCTTCAACATTTGTAATGACCGATCCGGTAAACGGTGGGTCATACGATACTAACGCCGCATCAGTAGCGCCGCTGCTATTGAGCTGTGAAGTCGTAAATTTGACCGATGCGCCAACGTGAAGGCCAGACACAAACGTAATTACTGTGCTGCTAGTTTCCACATAAGCGTACTGTGCGCCGGGGCCATACTGATTAACGCCATCCACAAACACCGACAGGCTATTCGTACCGGGCTGGTATTGCATCGTGGTCAGATTAAAAACCGTCTGGCCTGCGGTGGCAGTCTGGATTTCTTGCTCATTACTAAACGCAACGAAATTGCTATTGATGCCGGTAATGTTGTCGTAAGTGCCGATCAAAACGCTGTTGGCATCTTCGACCACAAACTTGTAAACAATTCCATCGGTCAGCCAGATTTCGCCGCTAGGCACACGACCTGCGCCATCCAGCACAATCGGATTGGTGTGTGCAACGCTGCCGCTGCTGCTGGTATAAGTCGCGGCTGGTGTCGTTGTGCCAGCCAGATAGGTGTAAATCTTCCCACCGGCTAACGGGTTGCCGTTATCGTCGAATACTTGCCCTGCAACGCCGAAAACAGGTGATAAGAAAACGGCCATAATTTAATCCTCAAATTTTGGGGTAAACACGGGCGGCGACCACGGTAACGACATCGGAACCTGCGCTGCCAGATTATCCATTTGCTCGGCCAGCCGACCCTCAATGTCAGCTTGGCCTTTGATCCAATCCACGACCATTTCCTCGGTCACATCGGCAATCGGGGTGACGAGCTGCGGGTCTTTGAAAAACCAAGTGCCTTCGGTGTCCACAATCCCGCTGCGATTAATGGCGCGGCAATAGTATTTCGCGGCAGTAATCAGCCCATCATCGGCCTGAACGCCCTCAATTTTCCATTCATAGTTCAAAATGCACCCCCGCCAATACCGCCTGTTACCGTCATTGCACCGCTGCTTGGATTGAATTTCAGTTTCGAGCTGCTCACTCGCGCAGGCAAGTTGCCAGTTGTGTTTGTGACCCACACCGGAAAATAGTCTGCATTGGTGCTGGTGTCATCGGTAATTGCGATGTTGTTGGCATTAGTCGCCGTTCCCGCAGTCGTAGCCGATCCTGCCGACCCGTCGATGCTAACCCCGGTCAGGCTTTGGCTGGCGCTGCTGCGGTTTAAAGCAATCGAAGTCGTGCCAATAAACAGGCTGGAATTGCCTAAAACGCCCGACGGAATCGTGCCGGACAGTTGACCCGCAGGCAGGTTGGTCAGGTTTGCGCCCGATCCGCTGAACCCTGTGGCGGTCAGAATGCCGGTCGATGGATTAAATTGATATTTGGTTGACGCTGAAAACAGCGTTGTTATGTCGCCGCTGGTCTGATTCGCAAACAGCGGGTAGCGCGTTGCGTTAGTTGTGGTGTCATCCGTAACCGTCGCATAAGCCACAGGCGTAACCCACGACGGGGCGCTGGTGCCGTTGCTTTGCAAGACCTTTCCTGCGTCACCTGCGACCGATCCGATAAACGATGTCGCGCCTGCGCCGGTTTGGTAAGGAATGCTGGCCGCAGCGCCGCCTGCCAAATTGGTCGCCGTGACCGCATTAGTGGCGTTTGTAGCGTTGCCGACGGTAATCGTTGTGGGATCAGTCCATTGCGGCGCAGAAGCGCCTGCGGTCAAAATATGGGTTGCGGTGCCTAGATTTAGGAATGTAGTCGCCCCAACGCCCGATTGGTACGGCAAAGCGCCTGTTGTGCCACCCGCAAGATTCGTTGCGGTTCCAGCCGTACTTGCCGACCCTGCGCTGCCAGCCGTGGTTGCAAAACTAACCGACAGGCCGCTGGCAGGTACATTTGTCCAGTATTGGCCCGTGCCGTTGTATTGCAGTACATCCAAGTTGTTTAGAGTGCCAAACTGAACGTTGCCATCCGTACCACCCAGCACCGACCCATAAGTAACCCGCACAAACAGAATGCCATTTGACGTTCCAACGTTGACCACCGCAGCCATTAAAACGATGGCGTTGGGAACCGCTGGCTTGATCTTGGTCAGGCCACCAGTTACCGCTGGGTTGTAATACAGTTCATCGCCCTGTACCCAATTTTCAGCGCCGCCGGTAGTGTTGATGTTCTTCACCTCACCAAACGACACAACAAAAATCCAGTCGTTGTTATTGCCGGATTCTGCCGCCACGCCCAAAACATATTGCGCTTGGTCTTTGGTCAACCCAGTTGCGGCCTTGCCTACCAGCCCACCTGATGACCCCAGCGTACCGGCAAATGACACAACTTGCCCTTTGGCAATCGCACCCTGACACTTGATTCGATAGAACTGTTCTTCACCAATTCTTTGAACTACGTTGCCGTTCATTTGGAACGATAGCGTTTGGAATTGGTCGGTGTAATCGTAGTAAATGCGCCCTGTCGCGTCGGTCGGCAGCGGGTTTTGCGTGGTGTTGAACTGAATGTACGTCGGCGTAGCAATCGACCCCGTAATGGCCGACAGACTAGTGATGTCGTTATTTGCGCCTAAAACCGCAGCCGACAGATTAGCCCTTGCCCCTGCTGCGTCCGATGCGCCGGTGCCGCCATGCAATACCGCGACATCCGTCGCTTCCCACACGCCCGTGCCAATCGTTCCCAGCGTGGTGATGCTGGTTTGCCCTGCGTAGGTCGTGGAAATGCGCAGGCCGCTTGAGCTGGCATCTAACGTCGTGCCGTTTAGCTTGACCGAAAACTGATTTGAGATCAGTTGCAGGCCATTTCCCGCCGTGTACGTTCCCGCGCCGCTAAATTGAGTCCACGGCATATTGGTCACGCCAATCGTGCCGGTTGATCCAGCAGTCGTGACCCAGCCGGTCGCGGAAAGTGTCGCGCCATCCTCAATAAACGTGAACGCCCCCGGCACTTCCGACCAGTTATTTAAGTCGCTAGTGCGTGTCCAGCCGGTCGAGCTGGCCGCATAAATGCCGTTTTCGGCCTGATTTGTCTGATTTTTGACCAGAATCCGGCTTCCAGCAGTCAGCGTCGAAGGCCAATCGCCACCCGCCTGTGTACCCAGCCCCGACAGCGTGATGTTGTTGGTGGTGGTGTACAAACACGACGCTTTGATGTCTAAACCCTGCGCAACTGAGTCAACGTAGGATTTGTTTGCGACATCCTGATCGGCGGTTGGGCTGGCTGCAACCTGCGCGGTCGTGAAAAATGCAGCCGCAGGCGTTATGCCGCCAATAACAGACGAATCAATCGTGCTGTTGGTGATCGTTAAACCCGACTGAATCGGGCTGATCGGCGCAAAAAACGGCGTTCCCGCTGGCCCAACAAAATACTGGATGGCAAATGTCGGTTCAGGGTCAAAAACGCCTTGAACCGGAACAATATTGATCCGGCTCGTGTTGGCGACTTCGTTCGCCATAATTTATCCAGCCGCAACAGGCGTTACATACACATCGCCAGCCGCAGAGCTGCCGATTATCGACACAAAAAAGTTATTGCGGGGTGCCGGAATAATCATTGGGGCGATCATGTTCGGCGGCAGCACAACACCCGGCGTTGACGCGGTGGTCAGCGGTACAACAGGAGTCGGCGTAGTGCCTGAAGTCGAACCCAAGCTAACGGAAACGGTCGCAGCCCCGACGTTTAGCAGGCCGACGTAGTTGTTTTCGACGTTAGTGTTAGGGGTAATTTGCAGCGGCGTGGATGCACTAGCGGGAACTGTGATTCGAGTGGTCGGGCCGTTCGGTCTAAAGCTCGGCAACATGGCTTGCCCTTTCATCAAATTTTAATGAGAAAAAGCCACCCCAAAAAGGGGCGGCTTCTTCGGTGACTATTCCATATTAAGGCAGGAAAGTCAGGTCATACCCGTAGATATACACATCGGCGGTAGCCGCTGCGCCCTGTGCAGTCGTGCAGCGAATGTACAGATTGTCGCCGGTGAGCGAGTCTGTATCGGTGGCTGGAGTCACGACCACTTTGTCGCTGGCCGAGTTGCCGGTCAGCGCATAAGCGGTTTTGACTGCCACACCTGTCGCGCCGGGGCCGCTGTAAACAGCGAGCTGGGCGGTGGTCAGGTTGACGCTGGCATTTGCCACGATGATGTCCTGAACGCTCCACGATGAGCTGTTCACAATCGGGGCAATGGTGTCTGCCACAGAGTTAAGGTTGACACCCTGCGCACTAGCCAACAGGCGGTAAGCCTGATTGGTGGCTAGATTCGAAGGGTGGTTGGTTTGGGTACTTGCTGGGCCGGGATTGCTCATGTCAGTTTCCTTTCAATGGTAATTAGGCTGCGACACGGCAGGCGAGTTCTTGGTACAGCGGTGCCCAGCCATACAGGACATCAATACGAGTCGGGATCGAGTCGTTGTTGATGGTGTATTGACGCACCACACGAAGCGACAGGCCTAGCTCTTTGTCCGATGCGCGGCCAGCAAAGTGAACGCCATCAGGCAGCTCAAGATCAGCGGTCGCAAGCGTGAACGCATTGCGGTGCATGATGATGTTCTGTGGCGATACGGTGCCGGTAGCCGATGTGCCGATAGAGAACGGGGTCACAGTCGCAGTAGCCGAAGTGGTTGGGATGGTCACGTTCTGGAACTGACCGCCGGTGATGATTGCCGGAACAACAGTCACAGACATTGTTGAAGAACCCGAACCAGTTACGGTCGATTGGATCACGAAATTGCGTGGCTTGTTCGAACCATATGCCTGACGGTTCTGCGGGTTGACCGCAAACACGTTAGCGATCTGGATCACATCGCCTTGACGCAGGGTCAGGCCAGCGCTGTGGGTCAGAGTGATGGTCGAGGATGATGCCCAGCCGGTCGAAATACCGATGCTCTGGGTATTCGCGGTCAGGGTGCCAGCAGTTGTAGTCCACGCGCCAAACGTCTGCGCGACCACGTTCTGATCCATCTTCCAGTTCATACCGCCCGAATCACGGCCCATCAGACCCTTTTGATACTGATCCGATACAGCGGACTGTGGGTTAAACAGACCTTTCAGGCTGTCAACGATAGTTGCCGAAGTAAATGGCTCGATGATGCAAGAACGGCGGCCATCACGGGGTGCGCCTTCGCTGTCCAGATACGCTTGGGCAGTCAAGTAAGTGATAAGGCCAGTCGGCGGTGTGCCAGCGGTGCCAACGATGTTAGCGGTGCTGTTCTTAGCCGTTGTCAGGCCATCAAAGTCGATCTTGTTGGCGATAGCCGCCACAGCAGGCTTCAGAACACGGTCGCTGAACATATCAAGACTTAATGCAAGATCCTGAGTGGTGAACTGTGTATCTACATGAAATTGTGTGGACAAGGTGACTGGGATGCTGGTTTCGTTGAAATCTTCAACGTTCAGCGCTGGGCCAGTTGTACCAATGAAACGACCCGGACGGCGAACGTTCAGGGTGTTACCAATTTTTGCGCCTACGACAGCAAATTGATCGTCGTACTCGCGATTTACTTCTGACGAAAATGTCAGTTCGTTTTCCAAGACCATCAACGCTTCGTTGGTGATCTTGCTAATGGTTAGCAAATTGTTGGACATTTCTATTTCCTTTTAGAAAAGGGTTTAACTAGCGGATTTTTCTCGATGAACGGGCGGCTTTCCATTGCTGATACGTTCCATGAAAATTGCCATCGGCATCCATGTTGGCATCAACTGTGTTAACCGCACCGCGCAGCGGATTAATCGGCGCTGGCGCTTTTGACTTCCCAACAACAGGCTTTGGTTCTGGGTCTTTCGCCTTCTCGAAGCGAGCTTCGATCTTCCCAATCTCACGAACAGCGGAAACAACCGACATATCGGCCAATTTTTTTGCAAAGTCGGTATTTTCAGCCAACCAATACAAAATTTTTGGCCCATTCTCTGATTCGATGATTGCATCGCGTACAGGGTCAGAAACCCTGACATCGCTACTTTGCACCATGTCATCAAAGTCGGGTAATTCGTTCTTGGCAGCGTTTACGCGATCAGCCCATGCTTGAAACTTAGCTTCTTGCTCGGCCTTCGCTTGACGCGCCTGCTCCTCTTTATCCCGTTCCATCAGCTTCTTGTCAGCGGTATATTCGGCAAGCGCTCTCGCGTACTCGAACATATCGTTGAACATTTCCGGCTTCGGTTCTTCGCCTAGCTCATCCTCTGGCTGTGCAGCCGGTGGGTTTACTTTGGCTTCAAGTTCCTTCAGCCTGATTTCCAAAGCCTCCCGTTGCTCACGTTCGCGTTGCGCTTCCTGCCGCGCTTGCTCTCGTTGCTTGGTTATCTCTGAAAACCGCCGTTCCAGCTTAGGATTTGGCTTCTTTTCCTTCGCCTCATCTGTTGCTGTCGCGTCCTTCCCTTCCCCATCCTGTCCACTCTGATCTGCCTCTGCATCCGGCTCGGTAACGGCGCTGTCTGCGTCCTCGTTTACCGCCTCGTTTGCTGGCGTTTCAACTAGACCAAGTTTCTGGGCTGCGAATTCCGCTAAATTCTCGCTAGTGACAATATTTGCCGCCAGCCTTGCTTCCACTTCAGACATAGGTTTTCCCTAAGAATTGACCCGGTGTTACCCGCCGGTAGGTTTATTGTCATCCTGTATTCATTCCATGTCAAACCATCGGCTGTTCAGGCGGCATTTGCTCTGGCATAGCCTGCGGCTGCTGCTGGGCCATTTGCTGCGCGGCCATCATTTGCATTTGCTCTGCCTGTGCTGCCTGAACCATCATTTCCTGCCCAGCCTGAATAAACGGGTTGGCGGTGTCGTTGACTTCGTTCTCGGCAAACGCCATTTGCTGCTGCTGCTCGGCATCGCGTCGGGCAATCTCGGCGTTCAGCGACCCAATCGGCACACCCGCCAGAATCAGCCTGAGCATAGCGTCCAGCTCGACCTTGTTCTGGTCGGTCGTGGCCTTCAGGTTGGCTTGGTTGATCTTGGCCTCGTTGATCGTGTCGGTGTTGTAAGCGCGGGAAATTACATCCATTAGCTTCCTGCGGCTCTGGCCTTCTTCCCTGATCTGCGCGACCTGACCACGGTTCTGTATTTCCAACTGCATCGCCATCATTTGCTGTTGCATATCAGCAATAGTCTTTTGCGACTGTAGCAGTTGCATTTGCGCCTGCGGTGGAATGTCGGATTTCTCGTCGATCTGGCTCAACGGGTTCATCGCAGCCAGCCGATCAGCAATCACATCCGCGCCGGGGAAATCCATGTTGCGGAACAAGAGGTCGCCTGCGGCTTGGAATATCTGCGGGTCGGCCATTAGCGGCATCATGGTGTCCACAGCCTGCTGGCGCTTCGAGTTGTAACCGGGGCCAACGTCCATCACTACGTCGTACAAACCGACCGTAACGTCGTTCATTACCTCGCCGGTGGCTTCCTCTTGGTTAATCGTCACCATGTCAGGTTTTCCATCAACCCCAATGATTCGCAGTACGCGCTCGGTGTCGTAGATTTTGGGGATCAGGTCGAGGATGATCTTGCCCGTCTGCTTGATGCTGCGGGTCATGTTGTCGTAGAAGTGGAAATTGCTCAAATCCACTTGCATTTGCTGGCCTTGCAGCGCCTTGCCCGAAATGTTGCCGGGTAATGCCTGCGCAGGGTCGAAGATACCCAACACGGTCTTTAGATCGTCAGCAATAGCGCCGGACGCGACCATAATCCCATCAGGCGGCGGTTCCGGCTGGATGCGCTGCGGAACTGGCGCTGGTACGCCTTCGATGTCCTTTTGCTTATAGCGCAGCACAGGCGTGGACTTGATGTTCGCCAGCGCCCATTCGCTCTCGTGGCCTTCGTCTTGGCCCTCGGCGATCAACCACTTGGGTTTCGGTGCCAACGCAATCGATTCGGTCAGCGCCGTGCGCCAGAAATTGAACATCCGCTGCGGGTCTTTGGCGAAGCGGACAAGGCCGTATTTCTTGCGCTTGCCCTCAACTACCACTTGAGCGCCGTAGCACGGGATGATCGGAATGTACTTGCCCGGCCACTCGCGCTCCTCCAGCACTTCCATCGCGGTCAGCTTGCACCACTTGACCTTGCGCTTATAGGAATCACGCTCGTCAACGATGGTGATGCCACTCGCGGCCATCATTTCAACGTCAGGCAGTTCGTCCTTGTACACTTTGGTGCCATCAGATAACAGGACTAGCTTCGACTTCACGCGCTCAACGTACCAATATTCAGCGAGTCGGATGTCCTCTTTCGTCACCCACTCGGCATCCGAGTCGCCCGTGGCTCTAGCGCTAAAGTTTGCGCCATCGTCAGCGCCCGGATATTCCCGACGGAACGCTGCCTTAGACATCACGCTCGTAATCAGGCAACGCTCGGCATCCGACCCGTCAGGCATCACCGAGTTCGGGTCGAAATAGACCGAGAACGGATCATCAATCGCGTCGATAAATATTTCCTGATCGAAACTATCTTCAGAAACGTAATTAGTATTGACCCGCCAGTAGCCCCAGCCCATCTTGACTGCGTACTCGAACGCCGTGTCGTAAGCGGTATCGGCGTTGGAATTGACCTCGATGTGCCGGGTAATCCCTTCGATGACCTGCGCGACCTTTAGATCGCCTTCGTTGTTGACCGGGTGGACTTTGATGCGTGGCCGCTGCTGGCGCTGCTGGTTCGTCACCTGCCGCACATAAGCGTCGATCTTGTTGATGGTCAGGCAAGGCCGCGATTCTAGGTTGCGGCTGTTTTGAATCTCCACCGGCCATTGGTCGCCAGCGGCAAACTTTAGGTCGCCCAGCGCCTCTGCGCGGTTCTGGCTGTCAGCTTCGCCGACCAATCGTAAAAACTTGATGGCCTCGCCAATCCTGCCATCCATGTCCATGTCTTGAAACGCCATGATTTCCCCTTTAACTCATCCAGCCGCCAGCCATAGCGACCGCAGGCTTTTTGCGCACCTTTGCCGGTTCCTTGACCATCAGCGCGATATACCTAAAAGCGTCAGCCCCGTGGCTGTAGCGGTCGTGCAGCGGCATTTTGCTGAAGTTGCCAGTTTCGGGGTCAACTTCGTAGCGATAATGGCGCAGGCAGTTTAGACCATCGGCACAATTTTCTCTATCAAAATAACAATTTGGGAATATTGTCCGCGCTGCGTTAATCGAATCAATCGTCGGCACTCGCTCAAGCACCCGTGTCTTGAACCCCGCGCCGCGAACAATGTCCTCAATGCTCCGACCTGCCGCTGCCAGCGTCTTGTTCTGCGCGTCGTGCGGTAGCCAGATCGTGTCGTACACATAGCCAAACGATTGCAGCTCGGCTAAGTAGCTGGTCATCGTCCGCTGACTGCCCTCGAAATACCGGATTAGACGGGTTTCCATGCCGACGAACTGCACCAGCCACCACGCAGTCGCGTCCGACCAGCCTAAATCGCATATCGCGTGGACTGGCTTGCTTGCGTCATATGGCACCTTTGTGATGCGTTCTTCGGCATCGGCCCGCATCATCTCTTTGGCAAAGATCGCCCCGTCGATCGTCTGGCGGCAAACCCCTTCCCACACTTGCATATAGGCTTCGTGGTCAAGCGCCTTTAGGCTTTCCATCTCCATGCGCAAGACTTCAGGGAACCACGGGTTGTCCCAGTAATTGATCTTAATCAGGATGGCATCTTGCGGTGGGTGGATGACGAACCGCTGATAGGTTTCGTCGGTTTCCAGCTCTGGGTTGAAGCTCACCCAGATTTCCGACCCCGGCTTACGGATCGTTGGGATCAGAATCTTCCAACTCATCCGGCTAATGGACTGCGCTTCCTCGCACCAGCAAATGTCCACGCCCTCAAACGATTTGATGTTCGTCGGGTTGTTCTTCAGGCCGGTAAAGAAAAACTCCGTGCCGTTAGCCCCTCGAATCGCCCTCTCAGTAATCTCGTAGAACGATTGCAGGCCAAGATCGACAATCTGGTCAACCAGCAGCTTATGAACCGAGTCTTTGATGGATGTCTGGAACTCCCGCGCACAGAGGATGCGCAGCGGCTTACGGGCGGCCAGGATTAGCAACGCCCTAGCGATGCCCCAAGACTTAGCCCCGCCTCGGCCACCATACAAGACCTTGTAGCGCGACTGCCGAAACAGCGGTTGAAGTTTTAGCGGGAACTCCGCTTTGGCGATGGCCTGCTCAACGCTCATCGGGCATTACGAATGACACTTGAATGCCAGATAGCGGCTCACCATCGGCCCCTGTGATCTCTTGCGCCTGAACAGGCTTGCCGTCTAGCCGGTCGATTAGCTCCTTGACCGCCCACGGCTCCCTAGCTTCAGCCGCTTCGAACAAACCCTCTGCAATCCTGCGCAGTTTCTCAGGTTCTTGCACGGCAATCTTACGCAACTGGTCGTAAAACATTTTGCCCTTAGCTGCATTTTTATTGCCCAAAGGTGCGCCAGCACTTGACATATTGACTTTATCCTTAACTCATTGATTTATTGATAAGTTTCTACCGCTTAATCAATTATTTATTTTTTGTTGTTTTTTATTTGTTTCAATTCTTTTAAGTGATCTGATCCTACAAAATAAACGCCTTGTGGCTGTTTTAGCAACCATTCATCTCTATGTTTGTTCGCTTTTTCTGCCATTCCGCTTGCTGCTGTTTTACCTGATTCCCACATTTCTTTTTCGCCATCATCAATAAATTTCGCAACATTGGTTTGCGTTGCTTGCTTTCGGCTTTTTTCTAAATAATCAGAACCCATTTGTTTCAAGAATGCAATCAACGTTTCTGGCTTAAATTTTCTTTTTTTGAAATAACCGAATTGATTTTGCGTTTTTAAAATGCGGTCAAAAATGCTGCCACTCCCTTTTAAAATGTCTTTTTGTTCGTTTACTGCTGTATTCGTAAAAATTACAAAAAGAAATTCTTTCGGATACCCTCGCACATCTTTTGCCAGTTCGTCATCCCATGATCCTTGATATTCCACGCCAGCAATGCGGTCATCGCCGTTACCCTCATACCACCCGCCATATTTACGGGCAGCTTCTTTAACTTCCGGTGCGATTGTGGCTTTTTGACCGTGTACCTGCCCAACAAACATTAATTTTGGGCTAACTTGGTACACCTCAACAGAGTGTTTTTGAGAGTTTTTCTTGTCCGTCGCAACTAATTTTTGCAGACTCGTTGACGGTTTATCTGCCCCATTCGCATTTTTTGTTTTTTGCGAATTTGACAAATTATAAATGTCGGCCAGCGTGGGCATTACTTTTTGCCCTTGTCCTTCTTTTGCGCGGCTTGTTTCACGGCGTAACTTATCGCCACGGCCTGCTTCACAGGCTTGCCGGACTTCACCTCGGTTTTGATGTTCTTTTGAAACGCCTTTTGGCTTGCAGATTTAACCAGCGACATCTTCCTCTCCTTTAGCTTTGGATTCTTCCTCGGCAATTACGCGTGTGTATTCTTGAATCGCGCCGCTGATCTGGAGAAGGATGCTTTCATGCTGTTTCGCCAGTTCTCTGAGTTCAGCCAGACGAGTTTGCATTTGTTCAATGGTCATTTTTTTGCAGTCTTGGCGCTTTGTTTGAACGCTTTAGCCGTGGGTGCGCCTTCTGACCCCGGCTTGCGCATACGTTCTGGTGTTTTGCCTGCGGCCTTCTGGCGCTCAATCCGTTCACGCTTGGCATGAATGTTTGCGTACAAACCCGGTTTAGTCGCCATTTTTGCCCCTTGTTTCGCCGCATCCAGCATCATGGCCTTTTGCGACTGTCATTTTTAATTTATCAATTTCCGTTTGTAATTCCTGCGTCATGCAGAAATAGGCGGCAGCTTGTGCCACCGCCTGATCCCGTTGCCCTTCAAGCATTTCAATCAAAAACTGTACTTCAGCATCGGGGTGCTTCAACATTACGGCTGATCCGACACCATCAAGTAGTACGGTGTGCCATCGCTGGCAACGATCCGAATGGTGTGGCTCACGCCCGAACCAACGTCAGCCGCAACCATCGCCGCAGGAACGTTCATCAGGTTGGTGATAGTGCCGGTATTGCTGTTGGTGAACCGCAGGAATGCAGCCGAACCCGGCAACGTCACGGTATTCGGGAAATCCGAATCGACCTGAATCGCAGCCAACGTGCCGCCCGGTGTGACACCCGTTGCAACACCCAGCGTTGCGCGTAGCGCGTTGCCAGCACCGCTAATCGTGCCGCCAGTATTTATCGACAGGCTAACGTGTGCGCCGTTGGTGGTCTGACCAGCGCCCTGCGCAGCGGTTACACGCGACAAAGCTCGCAGGGTTTCACCAGCGCCAGCGCCAGCAAATTCCACACGGGAATACAGACCACGGAAATCACCCGATGTATGGGTGGTGCGGGAATACACTTGGTTCAGGTTGCCCGAAGCGGTTGCGGCGATAGGAACCGTCGCGGTGCCAACTTCAAAACTGTTCAGGGCTGGGTCGGCGTAGGCCACGCCAATGGCTTGGGTATTAGACATAATTTTCCTTTCAACAATTCCAGTTCTTTAATGATGCCTTTGCCCGTTCTGCTGGGCCTTTGGCGTGTTTGACCACCCCTTCCATTCTCGCGCAGAAACTTGCCTTGCGTCCAGCGTCGGCTTTTGTCTTTGGGTTTGGTGCTGGTGGTTTTAGATTTGAGTCATTCTTGCGATTGTATTCAGCACGGCCTTTCGCGGTCATACCCGCGCCCTTCTCGGTCGGGTTGTAGTTCTTGCCCTTGCCGGTGGTCGTTTTGGGTATCGGTTTGTCGTGCTTTGCCATTTAATGCTCCACGATCATGGCGACATCGCCTTCCTGAATGATCTGGTAGTCCTGACCCTCAAACTCGTGAACAGGCCAGTCTAAATAGCTGCCGTTGCCGTATTTAACAAAGTCGCCCACCTTCGTGTCGCGCACAGCTGGGCCAACTGCCACCACGGTGCCTTCGTTAAACGGTTCCTTGTTGGGAACATAAAGAATGTCCGACAGTCTGCGGACTTCAGGCTTTACAACAATACGATCACGCAACGGCTTTAGCATTAGGTTTTCTCCCTCTTTTTTTAGGTTCCGCTTGCGCCATAACGTCATAGACCGGCACCGACGTAACAACGCTTAACTGGTGTTCGCCGCACCAGTCCATTTCGTGTTTGTTTTGAGTTTCGGGAAAACGACGACACAAGCCCATTACTTGAGCTTGCGTAAAGAATCGGCAAGATTTGCAACGGACATCGCTCATAGGATGCCCGTTGTTTTATTGATAATCACTTTTGATAGGACGAACGGTCGTGGGTGTAGCACATACCCTTGCTGCGGCCACCGTCGAACTGGCTGTTTTTGCCAGTACCGTCAGCCTTGCCCATGCCCACACCATTGACGATGCGGCCATGACGCTCACCGCTGGAGTCGCTTGCCGATGCGCCAGCAGGCGGTTTGGTGCCGGAACCATAGCCCTTTGGGGTCATTTCTGCGTTGTCTTTCATGGTAGTCCTTTCAGTCTAAAAACTTCAGTTTATACAACGTGCTGTCGATCAGCTCGGTAATTTCGTCAATAATATTCTGAATTTCGCTGTCTTGGGGCAAATGCTCCCTTGCGTCATCCACAAATTTCTGCATATTTTTGAGATATTCCACCGGATCAGTACCCGCATGGTAATCGTCAGGGTACTTTTTTATCTTGTTGTACCGGCCCTGATACGCCTCGGCGAAGCTATCGGCCAGCTCGATGATGTCCTCGTAGTAACGGCCAAGCGCTTTATGCCGCGAGTACGAATCGGTGGATAGGTGCATGAAATGCGCCACGGTGCTGCTATGTAATAGCGTGGCTATAAAATGTGCGGCTTCTTCGTCCATGTTCCACCCAAAAAAGACCCGCGCATAGCACGGGTCAAAGCAGCGATTCAACTCATAGGAGAGAGAAAAGTCGCTGCCATTCTGTATCATTCGGCACAGGTACGTCAACAGGCCATAATCCTGCGTCCACTAAATGTTCCACGGTCTTGCGGTGCGCCAGCCACCACGCTTGCTGCCGTTCCTTGCGCGACCATTTGCTGCCCTGATCGATGTCGAAATGGCACGACGCGCATAACGCCGCAATCAAGTTGTCATCCGACTTAATCGACCGCCCTTTGCCGCCGCCCCAGTTGGTGTGCGCGGCTTGGACAAAATCCCACGACCCGCAGAGCTGGCACGGAATGGTAGAAACCAACCGCAATAGCTTCTGGCTGCGCACATACTGGCGCTTTGGAATGCTGATGATTTCACCCAAGCCAAGCCCCCTTTTTTATGCCACCTTTTTCTAAATCAGCATCGTTGTTGCGGTTCTCAGCTTCCAGCACCCGCAGGTCGTTGGCCGCATCCGATACGCCATGCCAATCGGCCCGCGACACCATCAGTTGCAGGTAATCAATCAGGGTTTGCCGCTGCATTTCGTAGTTATAATTTGTCATTGTTGTCCTCTCTCGCGGATAGCAAAAGCAGCGTCAAAACATCCGTTGCGCCATGTTTTGTTCATGTTTCCGCTTATGTTGCCCGTATCTTCAGCCACCTTCGCACACGCCTCGCGCTCCGCTGCTATCAGTCGCCCAAGATCGTCTGAATTTGCAATGAACACTCCTTCGGTCGCCGTTTCGGGAATGCCAGCCTCCCGCGCCATGCGGATAATGTCATCGCGGGTCATCCTAAATTCCTCTGCCGAATCAAATCAGCCAGCTCTACCGGCTGCGCTGCGCGGTTAGATTCCTCGCATAGCTTGGCGCACTCTGCGCGTTCTCGTTTAATCGCCCAGCGCACCGCATCGCGGGTATCGCTGTGCAGCATGATGGCCGACTTTAGGATTTCGTCGGTATTCATACGCGAAGCATGAACCCTAAAACCTTCGATAAAACCGACTCCCGGCGCTGCTCGATACCCAGCAGCACGGCCTGCATAAATTGTTCTTCCTTGCTGAAAAAGCCGGGTCGGTAACACGGCGTGTAATGCGCCCCGATCTTGATAGGTTCCTCTTTGATGAATTTTCCATCTCTAAGCATTGTCACCTCCGTCAAAACTCAATACCTTTTTGCGCAGCCCAAGCGTCCAGCCATTCAATAAACTCGGTCGCGTCAGCAACGCTGAATTTTGCACTTTGTAGGCCTAACTGAACCACTCGCTGCCCGTCTAGGCTTGGCACCACCGACCCGATGCGACGGTTTGTGTCACAGGCCCATTGGTCAATCAATAACCGTTTCCAATCTTCCACCGTCCAGCTCGACCCTGCTGCGCCCATTTGGTCGGCAATCTGGCCGATCATTGCGTGAAACTTAGCATTCTGATCCAGCGTTCGCTTTAATGGCCGCACCTCTAGCTGGCAGGCTTTACCGGCCTCCAGCGCAGGCTTTAATTTAGCCCACAATGTTGTCAGCGCAACTCTTGCCTGCGGTACGGTTTCCAAATCAAAAATCATTTAACCCCGATTAGCTTCAGCGCATCTTCAACCGACTCCACCACCGCTAATGGCCCACCCGTCCAGTTGTGATGCCAAATCACCTGCGCTGGGTTTAGCTTCTTTGCCGATGGCGACGCTTGACCGTCTTTGACCTCGACCAGAAATGTTTGTTTCCTGAATCCCACAAGCAAATCCGGTACGCCCGAACCCACCGCAGCCAACGATTGAACCGTTGCACCAACCGCACGAAGCGCCTGAACGATGTCATCATGGTTTTTGTCTATTCTTGCTGCTCTGCGCATTCATATCTTCAATTAAGGTTTGGACTGCCTTTTGCCCTCGTTTAGCGGCAATCAGGCGCTTTATATCTTCCCACCACGTTGCAGCTTCTTTTGCGCCATGCTCTTTGCGGTGCGCCTTGTAACGCTTAATCCAGTCACGCGCTTCGCATTCCCGCCGCCATTCTTCATCGCTCTGGATCATCAAGAATTAGCAACCCAACAATTGCGCCGATCAAAATAGCCAACCCAGCGCCGATTAGCCCACCGGCCACAATTAAGATCACACTAGCTACGAACGTGCTGGTCATTGGCTTGCTCGATTAACAATTTAATTTCAGCAATCGACATTCCAAATTTTTCGTGCATTTCAATAATCAAGGCCGCTGACACGTTGCAGGTTCTATGCCGAAATTTTGAAATCATCGACGGTGCGCAACCAATTTCATGCGCCAGTTCGCGGTCATTGGCGCAGCCTAAACGGTTTGCCAGATCATCCAAAAGTGGATGCGGTGGAATTGGATTTTTTCTCAAAGTGCCTCCGATGCGTTTAGCGCTGCCTTAGCCATCGATACCTGAACCGGCAAAAGCGTTTTATCGCCCCTCTGGTGCCGTTCCATAATTCGCTTTGCCCAGCGCTTGTGGTCAATCTGGCTTGACTCTACATTAAGCGCTTGCAGCTTTGCAACATATTTTTCTGCAATTTCCTTAGAAACTTTTGCCACAGGTAAAGCCACCACAGGCTTTGGAATTTCCTGCCATTGCGATTTTTCTAACTCATCGCCGAGTGCGCCTTCCCATCGACCCTTGATTTGCGGGTAAGTTGAGTTTTTCATATCAAACGAACCAACGCGCACAGCAGCCCAAAATATCGCGGGATGGCTCCATACCCCAACCTCGCCCCGATCTCGCGCCAGAAGCCCGTTTATGGCCTCTGTGAAGGCTTTTTGAGCGTCTAGCTTTGGGCGGCACAGGTTGATGAATTCACCGAGCGTAGGCGGCCAGTTCAATGTTGCCAAAGCCTGAACGCCTTTTGCGAATTCTTCCCGGCTAAGTTTCGACAGCTCTGGTGCCCATGTTGCTTTAACTGAATCAATGTCCGTACCGCGCCACATATCGGCAAACCTGCTGCCAAAGGTGTTAAGCATTTTCACAAATAGCGCGTCGATCCAGCCCTGCGTGACTGGCTTAGTTGATGTCGATAATTCGGTCATTTTTCACCCCCATCACTTGTTCAATAACTTTTCTGCGTTCAGCGTCCCGTGTGCTTTCAAACGTTCTCGCGCCCTTTTCGTTTCGCACCCAAGTTTTCCAGACTAGCGCCCAGTTCAGCTTGGTGGCTTTAGTTCCGGCCTGCGCCAGCCAGTAGTCGCGGAAATTCTCGGCGACCCGCTGCCATTGCAGATCAGGTCTTTCCTTTTGGCAATAGGCTACATCTTCATCGCTGGGTTGCCAGTCAGCAGGCAAGCGCGATCCGCGCTGCCTCTCTACCTTTGGTTTATGGTTATTGGTTATTGGTTCTTGGTTATTGGTTAGTTGAACGTCCGTTGAACACTCGTTCAACAGGTGTTCATCAGGTGTTGAACGGCTGTTCTTCCGTTGTTCAGCAGATGCTTTACCAGCTTTAGATTTTTTGCCGCGAAACGTTCGATATTCTGCAATTTCTCGATCACATCGAGCGTGATGCCAACCGTCGTCACAAAGGATAAAAAACGACTCCAGCAACAATTCAGTCGTTTCTAAATCTGTGCCAATTTGGAAAGATAGTATTTTGGAATCTGGCTTAAGTGGCTTTTCACTTTCGTAATACATCCAAATTAAGCGCAAATAAGCCATCGTTTGAGCATCAGTCAAACGCGCGGTGGCTCGAATGAAGTCACCAATGTGGTGTTGGTAGTAGTGCATTGCATCTCCGCATCGCTCCCAAAGTGAAACCAACGGCAGGCGGGGAGTTCGCTTTTCGGCAGAGAGGCCAATCTCTACCTAGCCGGGTTTCGCAAATTTTAGCTCTTAAACCATTTGGGGCGCAATACCTGTAGCTGCCAAACACGCTGTTGCGGCAAGTTCTCACCCCATTGGCCAATTGCTTGTCTGGTAACACCTAGCAATTTGGCAAGCTCTGTTGCGCTGCCAGCTAGGGAAATCGCGGTTTTAGTGTCCATGCGCGGATTGTAAGCCAGATTAAATTATTTTGCAAAGGTGGCTTGACATAGGTGTAAAGGTGGCTTAATATCTGTCCATGCCGCTACATCGCGGTCTTTAACAGGAGCAACTTATGTACACAGTTGAATACTACGACGATGAAGATATGCGCCCAGTCTGGTGCGTTGTGGAATGGTCAGAAAATCCGCATCGCGGCATAACGATTGATCGCTGCGACAATCAGGCCGAAGCCGAATCCCTTGTAGTCGCTTATATGATGATTGACCGCTTGACTACTGCGTAAAGCCAGCTTACTATCTGTTTATGCCCTCACGGGTCTTTTTAGGAGCTTCAAATGTTCATCGACTTCGTTATCCTCCCTTCCGAATTCCACGACACCACGATCACCTTTGTCGCCGAAACGACCGCAGCCAAAGCGCGTTTCGACGGTGCAATCTCCATTCAAGTGCGCAAGAGCGCGGCTCCAATCGTAGCCGACCAGCTTGAAGCAGAAGGCTTTACGGTGCGCACAGCATGAACCGCGAACCTTCCGACCTCGTTCTAGTTTTGGCAACAATTTGTATCGCCGCCGTTTTGTATCCATTGCTCTGGGTAGCGATGGCTATTTTTTAACGCCCTCTGGGTCTATGAAAGGCAACTATGAAATATATAAAACCAGCAGCTTGGATTTCTTTAATTGTTATCGTCGGGTTTTCTAAAACATCGCCAAGTGAAACGCCAAGCGCACAGCAGCAACTTGGCATCGAGAAACCAATTTTGCCTTGCAAGTTTAATTGCAGCAAATAACCATGATGGATCAGGCTTATTACGAAACAGTCCAACGACAACAAGAATTCGAGGAAACCATAATGAATGTTTACAAAGCGATCAACGCAGTACAAGCCGATTTAGCCACCGTCGGCATTACTAAAGACCGGCGCAACCAGCAGGGTTCCGGCTATAACTTTCGCGGCATCGACGATGTTTACAACACCATCGCCCCGCTATTGGCAAAGCATGGTTTGTGCATCTTGCCGCGCGTTCTCAGCCGCGAAGTAACTGAACGTGTCAGCCAAAAAGGTGGCGCTTTGTTTTATGTCACAGTTGAAGTTGAATTTGACTTTGTGGCCGCTGAAGACGGCTCCAAGCATATTGTCAAGACTTTTGGCGAAGCTATGGATAGCGGCGACAAAGCCACCAACAAGGCTATGTCGGCGGCTTATAAATACGCCTGCTTTCAAGCGTTCAGCATCCCAACCGAAGCCGATAATGATGCCGATTCCAGCACTCATTCAGTAGCGGTGGTGGACATTACCGACCACTTATCAGCTATCGAGGCAACCGCCAGCAGCGACGAACTGGCGACAGTTTTTAAAGCAGCAGTCGAGGCTTGCGGCAATAACCAGCATTTATTGGCGCAAGTAATCGCAGCAAAGAAAGCCCGTGTTGATCGCGTTAGAAAGGAAAAAGAAAATGAAAAACCATGAAATTAAAGCCCTCGAAAAAGAATACAACGAAACGGTCGAAAAAGGCCGCGAGTTGTGGGAACAAATTGCGCCGCTGGCAGATCGATGCAATGAAATTTTGAAAATCTTGCGCGACAACAAAGTGGAATTTGATGAAATTGCTTTGATTTTTGGCGGCGAATTGGACGTTGAAACCGCAGGCAAAGATGAGGACGATTATTAATGAATAATTTAGATCAACGCACAGAAGATTGGTTTGCTATTCGGCTGGGCAAAGCGACCGCCAGCAGCTTGCACAAAGTCTTAGCCAAGACCAAAACCGGATATGGCGCTGACCGTGCGAACTACATGACCCAGCTTGTACTGGAACGTGTCACCGGCACCAAAGCGGATGGATACACCAACTTCGAAATGCAATGGGGTATTGATCAGGAACCCTTCGCACGGGCTGCATACGAAGCCGCCAGAAGCGTTTTGGTGGATGAGGTGGGTTTCTTACAGCACCCGACCATCGAAATGTCTGGTGCTAGTCCTGACGGGCTAGTGGGCAACGATGGCATGGTCGAGATTAAATGCCCCAGCTCTAAGACCGCGCTGGAATGCTGGCTGGCCGCTGATCCGGTGGAGTCCAAATATTTCGCCCAAATGCAATGGCAAATGGCCTGCGCTGGCAGGATATGGTGCGACTACGTTGTGTTCGACCCACGGATGCCTGCCAAAGCGCAGTTGTTCGTTCACCGGGTCATGCGCGATGACCAATGGATCAAAGCCACCGAAGTTGAAGTGAAAAAGTTTTTGGCAGAAGTCGATGCCAAAGTTGAAGCGCTACGCAAAATTATTGGAGAATAAAATGTCAAAAGTTCTTAAAGAAATTAGCTGCATCGTTGGCACCTACACCAACGCACAGGGCCAGCAGAAAAACCGTTACCAACGGATCGGCTCGGTCATTGCCACCCGCAACGGCGAAATGCTCAAGATTGACGTTATCCCGCTGAAAGAAGGTGGCTGGGATGGCTGGGCCTACATCAACGATCCAAAGCCCAAAGAAGGTGGCCTGACGGTGCCGCAGCGCCAGCCAGTCGATTTTGATGATGACATCCCGGACTTTAACTAATGAACGCCGCGACCTTTGAGAAGTCAGACCGGCTTCAGCGCGTGTACAAACTGCTCAAAAAGGGCGGCGAGTACACGACGCTGGATATTATCCAACGCGCTGGGGTGTGCGCAGTCAATAGCATCGTCAGCGAACTACGGCAGCATGGCTACCAGATAACCTGCCAGCGCCGAGCGAATAAGTGGTTTTACCGCTTACTGCGCTAACTCAAAGTGCGGCCCGTCGATAAATACGCGCTGCCCTTGCTTGCGGCGCAGGTCAACATAAGAGTCCTGCGCTGCTTGCATTGTTCCCGGCCACTTTGCGATGTTTGGCACCGACCAAGCGCCGCCCCAACGAATACCCACGCCAACCTTTAATGCACCTTCTTTCACCGCATCGGCGATGTCATCGTATAGGTTCAGCTCCCAGCTAGGCCGACTGCCGATATAGGCCATCAGATCGACCGCACGACCGTCTAGGTGCTTGCTTTGGAGCGTTTGGCTGGCACCTTGCTTCACCAGCTCACGCTGCCGTGCCATCGTGCGAACACCCTCAATGACTGCGAAATCGACTTTGGTGACGGTAATAGCGTATTGAACGACATCGACCAACTGCGGATTAACGCCGGTCAACATCTTGACCGAACGTGACGATAGCTTGAATGTCATCCCTTAGTCACAACCCCGATCAGACCCGCCACAGCCAGCCCAGCGCTGACAATCGCCTCGGACAAGGCTGGTGCCAACGGTACGCCCAACGCAGTCAACAGCAGGGTAATGCCGCGCCATGTGGATGGCTCTCTTGCGCGATCAAGAATATAGGCTTTCATGGCGATCCCTTTCAATGTTTACCAAAAAACGACATGACATAGCCTGCCGCTGCCGATGCTGCCGAAACGATAGACATACCGACCCAGAACCCGCCGCGCCCTTGATTGGCTAAAGCCACCAAGTGTTCGAGCTGGTTTTCCATCTTGTCCATTTTCTTGTCCATTACGTCAAACCGGCGTTCGTAGTCCTGAACCTTTTGCCACAAAACGCCGTAACGGACTGGATCAATGTCCGGTTGCATTTTTACCGATTCTCCATTTCAAGATTTCTTTGTTCAACGTAACCACGACCAGCACCAGCACCAGCAACACCGGGTTTAACGATTTGCGATAATGGTATCGTTGTTTGCGGTGCGCGTGGTTGTGTAGGTTCTAATGCTTCGCGCAGCATACCCCGCGCTTTTGCGCCTTGAATTCTTTCTTGCGCATACCGTGCCGCACCTGTAACTAGCGGCCATTGCAAGCCAGCAATTGACGAAAGCAAATTATTAATTTCGCCAGTTTGAACGGTGCTTTTAACCAAATTTGCAGCCGCCGATGCCGTGTTGCTTCGGTTCACTCTTGCACCAACAGGCTCAACAAATGCGTTTTCTGCAACGCGATTTAGCTTGTTTAGATTGTTGAATTGTTCCGGAGTGAGAAAGTTTTTTACCCTGTCACCCATTGGGCCAGATAAAAATTCTTTTAATCCAGCTTGGCTAAACTTGGCATTTTCATCGCTAATGTTTCCAGTTACGCGATTTTTAATGTGCTTAATAATATCGCTTTGCACTTGCGCCAACGCTTCAGGATTATTAGTTTGCAGGTAATCCCGCATCTTGGAAATTTGATTGACGTTGCCTTGCAAAATATGATTTTGCACAAACTTGTCAGGTTCTTTGCCTCGTATTACATCGCGTAATGCTGGAATGCTTTCAATAGTTTGAAATCGTTCTTGCGCGGCTTTTCTAGCTTCACGCGCTGCGGCTCCAGCTTGACCGGGTAAATTAGCACCTGCTTGATTGATTGAATTATTTAATGACCGACGTAATTCATCTAAAGCATTTAAAGTGCCTTTAGTTTGTTTGCTTGGATCATATACTTGATTAATTACTTTAATTAATCTTTCAGCATCATCAATAGTCGTGACTTTTAATTGCTTGCCGCTTAATAAACCTAATTCATTTAAATTATTTCTTACGCCGCTTGGTATATTTTCTTTCCCATAATCTTTTAATACTCGCGCATAATCTTGTGCTAATCCTGTCAACGGTACGTCTATGTTACGTCCAGTTGATTGACGATATGCCGCATAAGCATCGCGAACACGTTGAGATGCAATCTCGTCAGCTTGATTTAATGCATTGTTTAACGTAAATCCACTATTAGTAATTGAAGTGCCTTTAGCCGCACCAAAATCATCTAATCGTTGAAGCATGGCACGAACTTGTGCAGCCATAACCGTTTGAATAGGTTCGCCAACGCCTTTAATTCCTGCAATGTTTTGTTCTACTGCATATTGCATTGGGTCGCGAGTTAATTGACCACGCAACATGGGAATACCCAATTCGTCAGCTTCGCTAAAGTTACGCGCAAATTTTTGAAAACCTTTTACATCGCCAGTCTGCAACGCAAGTTTTGCTTGATCTTGCAAACCCTTAAAATATTCTTTTGGCACATTGTTTGCCGTAATGCCAGCGGCTTTTAATACTTCGTCAGCTTGTTGGTTTAATTGATTATCAGGAACTAAGCCGCCAAATTTTTGCCTAATTGTGTCAATGGTTTTGCCGCCTGCCGTTGACAGCCCTTGAAACACCGCGCCGCCACCAGCACCAAACAAAGCGCCCGTTGTTGCTTGTTTTGCTTTTTCAGTAAAAAATGGCTGTTCTTTATCGGTAACTGGTTCCATTAACGTGCCAGCCAAACCGCCTTGCACACCACCTTTTGCGCCAGCACCAACAAGTGATGTTGATGGCCCCATGCCGGGAATTAGCTTTGAAACTGGGCTGGCAATGTATCCAGCCACCTCGCCAGCAATCGCGGTTTTAGGAAACTCTTTTTTGGCCGGTGCCATAGCAGCTTCAGCCAAACCGATGTTTCGCTCCGCATTACTCATAATTGCTTGGCGCGTTGATTCATCAAGGCCGGGAAAGTATTGCCCGACTAATTGTTGTACAGCGCCAATAGATTTTGATACTTGACCAGCAGCTACGTTGCCAAAAGCACCGATTTCTTTAACGCCGGGAATAGATTCGACCGCTTGTTCGAATTTTTTGCCTACGCTGCCGGGTGATGGTTCAAACATTTTTTTAACAACGGGTGCTGGCGCTGCCGCCGATGCTGCAACCGGTTTTTCAACTTCTGTGGATGGCGCTACCATCGCGTCGCGCAAACCTTCCAGCATAAAGTCGCTTTGTGGTTCCACAATTGCAGGCTGCATATTTCTTACATTGGCTGGCAACAGCCCAATTTCACGATCCAATGCTTCTAAATCTTTTTGTAATCTTGCGCGATCTGTTACAGATAAACCTGCATTTTGCAAAGCAGCGTTTAATTTGTTGCGTTCATTATTTAACAATATTGCTTGGTCAGCAGGCGTAACAGTTCTTTTTAAATCAGCATCAAAATCTGATGGTGATTTGGAAACCGTTTTTGATGGCGCTTTAGGTGGCGCAAATCCTAAAGATTCCCGAAGGCCAGATATATCAAAATCGCTCATCTTGCTTGCCCTTGTCTTGATTGTTGCGACAACAAACTGTCATATTTGTCCATATCGCCATCAACCAGCGCTTTGTATCTTTCTAATTTTCCCAACAATTTTTGTTGTTGCGATAAATTAATATTTTTTTCTTTTGTGTATTTATCAACTTCTTTTTTACCACCACGATCATAGGCAATTTTTAATCCCAAAGCTAAAGGATCGTACGCTTCTGCCATTCTGGAATCAAATTCTGGTTTGGCAAAATAATTTTTTGGGTTACGCATAACCACTTTATCTAAACCGCTAGAATAATTAATTGTGTGGTTTGCTAAAGTTTCTACAGATTTCAAAACTTTTGCTATGGCTGTTGGGTTCGATTCTACGGTTGCTAATGAATCTACAACGTTTTGAACCTCACCAGCAAATCGCGTACCTCTAAAAGCGCTTTTTAAGTTTGCTAACTCTTGCAATTCTTTCTTTACAATATTCCGCATCGAAGCAGCATATTCTTCTTTTTTGCTGCTAGTAATTTGGGCAAACACAGATTGGGCGGCAGCAGCAGCGCCGGTGTAATCACCAGTTAGCGCTTTATCCAACGAATAACGAATATTGGCGATACTATCTAACGCTTCCCTTGCGCGTCCTACCTGATCCCGCGATTGCAAAGTTTGATTTCTGTAATTGGTTTGGCTTTCTACAGTTTCTCCAGGCGGTATAAATTGAATGCTTGCTGGCTCACGACCAGCGGTTGCAGTCGGCGCTCTCGTTGCAGCCGGTGGCGCTGCGGCTGGCGCTGCTTGGCTACGAATGTTGCCGATGGCATCTCTTACATTAGCTGGCACCGTTACATTTGACGGTATTTGGTCGATTGGATAAAACGCAGGAATGCCAGTTTTGGCATCTTTAACAGACAAAAGCGGTATTCCTCGAATATCTTTTTGTGAAGTTAATTCAACCAAATCGCTTGGTCTTGCCATTGATACAGCAATTGGTGCTTCTCCAACTTGCATGGTTGGAGCTGCGCCCGTGATTGGCTGTGTTTGAACACCAGCAAACGTAGCAGCATCGGTGCTAATAGTTTTTAGCTGCGGGAAAAACTCTTTCAATTTGTCAACAGGCAACATTCTCATGCCATAAGAAATGGCGGCTGGGCCTATGTTTGCATCCTCCGGCAATTTTTCTACATAATTTTTAATGTTTGCAATAGCCGCTTGCATTGGCTTATTGCCTTGAAACTGAGTTTGTAAATCAGTAAATGCATTTGTAAAATCTTGTTTTTTTGTTTTGCCTTCTAAACCTAAACCCACCAAACTACGGCCAACAATCTCACGGTTTTCTTGTGTTAAATTTGTAATTGATTTATCAACATCCGACTGTGATTTCGCTAAGTCTTGATATTTTGTAATCAACTCCGGCCCTAATAGCGGCGCTATTTTCGGCATTTGTTCGTAAACTTTGTTGATGTCAAAACGACCGTTTTCGTCTTGAAACAAACGTGGGTTGCGTTCAAGTTGTTGAATTAAAGTTTGATATTCTTTTTCTTTTTGCATTTTTAAACGCAAATCACTTGCTTCTGATTGCGTTTTTTGTTTTGCTTGCGTAATGCTTTCGGGCAATATTTCTGCTTGCGCTTGATATTCTTGCGCACCTCTTGCCATTTGCATCATTTCGGCAAGGCTCATGCCCGGCACAGGTTTTATGCCAGCGCCAACAGGGGTAACAGATAGATCAGCCATTATTGCTTCCTCTTTTCACGCTAATCAATAATATGAGCTTGTCCAGTTATTAACTGGCGGCTGTCTGTTAAGTAACGAATACATCATCGCCGTGTTTCCTATGCCACCCAATCCACCAGCCAGCGCGTTAGCTGATCCGATCATGCCAGCGCCAATTGCAGAAGCGCCGCCAATTGCGGCTTGACCAATATTGCCAGCAACATTTGATGCTAAATTGGTTGTTTGCCCTTGTGCGGTTTGACCGATGCCCGCAATGCCTGCCAGCGTGTTGTAAATGTTTTGCCGCTGCGCCAATACCTGTGGCATCGCCGTGCCAACGGTGTAATCAATAGCAAACTTTTGGGCTGCGCGATCAACGTTTGATCCACCGCCGCCGACGTTCATCATTTGCCGCGCCGCGCCCGTACCTTGCTCTATACCAAACTGATAGCCCGGCAATCCTAAGATTTCTTCGCGGCTAATTGGCGCAGTCAGCCCCGGCAGTAATTCGCCAATTCTTGTTAACGCTCCATAGCCAGCTTCACGATATGGTTTTTGTTGTTCGTTTTGAATATCGAACATTTGTTTTTGGATGTCCGCTGCATACCGCGCTGCCCCTGATTGCATTTCGCCAGCGCGTTCGGCAGCGCCAGCTTGCATCCCTGATCCGATAAGACCAGCGCCAGCCCCTAGCAATAAAGCGGTTCCAGTTCCGATTGCCATTATGTCAACTCCTTAATGAACGTCCGTTCAAGCGGTCTAAAACCAGCCCGACAATAAACTTTTTCCATCGCTGCTGCGCGTTCATCTTCTAATGCAATCATAAACAGCGCCCTTGCGTTTTTTAACCTTGCCCAATTTTCAATGTTTTTGAACATTGCCTGACCGATTCCGCTACCTCGCGCCTCTGGTGTAAGCCACCACCACAATTCTTGCGCAACATGGTAATTCGGACTGAAATACAGCGGATACAGCAAACATGATGTTACGCCGACAATCTTGCCATCCAGCTCACCAACCAATAACAAAATGTTGGCATTTTCTAATGAAGCGGTCAAAAAAGCACGAATTCCCGCTACATCGTAATCAGCCACACCTTTCATCGGCGATGCTTCGTGAAAGTCTGATAACAGTTCCACATAAGCATCCAAGTCGGCGACGGTGGCTGGCCTGACGTTCAAAACGTACCCCCACCGATGCCATTCAAAGCGGTCAGCAAAGTAAAAGTGCCTGCCGCTGGCGTAATGTTGCCGATGACCGTGTTGTTAATCTCGCCACCGTTAATAATCTGGTATTCCACGGTGCTGCTGACTACGTTCGGGTTTTGCAGCCAAATAATCCACTCACGCGATGGTCGGCCTGTGGCCGGTTCAATAAACGGGCTGGTCGGGAACCGAATATTGGTAAGCGCGACCATTAGTTATCGCCTGCCGATGCCTTCAGATTCGCCGACACAATTACAGCCTTTACCGGGTCGGTAATTGCCACTTCAAAAATCCGATCCCGCGACCAGCCCAACCGCCGCCAAATCGCACGGTTGACGTAATTGCCCTCACGACCCATGCTGACCCAATGCTCGTTTGACCAAGTGCTGCCGCCATCATTTGACCAGCGCAGCATGGCCTGTGGGTCTTGCCCCTGCCCGTTGGTCAGGCCAACACCGGGCTGAAACTGAATCTGGAATTCCTCGAAATACTGCCGCTGCAAATCCGTGGTCAGGTGCGGCGCTCTGCGCAGCCTGCGGATTGGGTTGCCAGCGTCGGTGTAAGCGTCAAAGTCGAGGCTGTAAATCTTGCCGTTTTCGTAATCGCCTACTAAGTTCTTATTTGCAAACGCAATGCCGCATTGGGCGCGGTGGCGCTTATACACAGCATTCGGCGCATCCCACCACAGCCATTTGATCCATTGGCCGGTCGCTAGGTCATAAGCCCATGTCAGGTCAATTGACGGGAAATTAATAACGTAAAACTCATGGCCTTCAATCTGAAACGACCAAGCCCTTGCGTCCTCGACAACCTGCCCGACCAGACTATTCTCGACTGCGTGGGTCGATAAGCGCTGAAACTCATAGCCCTTCATCATGCCAATCGTCGCGGTTCCCAGCGTATCCCGCGCCAAAAACATGAACGTTTCAGCAAAGCGGACAATCGAAAACGGCGCACCGCAGCCATTCTGTGAGCTGGTGCCAGATACCCGCTGAAACGGGAACGTGATGATGTTGGGTATCTGACTGCCGACATCGATCCAGACTTCGGTCGTGACCTCACCCATTAGATAAACCTGACGGTGGTCGATAATCAGCGCCACCAGCTTATCTGGCGACCCATCCTTAGCCCCGTACAGCCCCGTGGTGGATAGCGGCGACCCCAAGTCAGTCACAGCCCAATTCTGCGTTCCCGGCTCGTTGTAGGCCACATAGTTGTCCACCGTATCGACGGTATTTGCGCCCTGCCAGTCACCATCAGAAGGTGGCAAGGTCACAAACGTGTTGGTCGCCACGACGTAGTAATACCGATTGACCCCATCGACCAGATAAGCGGTTAGCCCTTGCGTGGTCATCACGTTGTCGGTAATAGACACCGGGCCAGAGCTGGTGGTTAGCGTCCCGACTTGGATATAGGCAAGGCTGGTGTCAATCCGATAGACCCGATTGCCGCAGACCGCGATGGCATATTGCAAGCCAGATAGCGCCCTCATCCCGCGCACTTCGGCAGGAATCGGGAACGTGATTTCGGTCACTAGGCCGGGTGTTGGGTACAGCGCGACGATACCGCGCTCCCCCGGCTGCTTGGTCGGGTCAATTTCTGGATAAAAATTAATACACTCTTGGTCGTTCTGATAGATCGACCGGGTGGTGTATGACGCGCCGACAAAACCGAAATCTGGCATTTAGTTCCCCACGCGAACTTTATGGCGATGAAACAAGGATTGTATTGTTGCGCGTTTCTTATTCATCATTTCCCCAATCTGCCGTGCCGTTTTTCCCAATTTGCGCAATTCGATAGCCTGTTTAATTTCTTCGTTTGTAAATACTGCTCGGTGATGATCTTCGCCAGTTGGCAAAATTCTTCGACCCTTTTTCGTACAATCCTCGTTGTTTGTTTTGATGTCCGCAACTCTCAAATGCGCTGGATTGCAGCAAATTCGGTTGTCGCAGGTGTGCATCAAAAATCCAAATGCCTTCCTGTTTTTTGGCGCTCTTAGCTCAATTTCACCG